GGTGATCGGGATATCGGTTTCGGTACCGATGTAGGTGACGATAGTGTTGCCGGTGATTCGCGGCATAGTGAGATTGCCGTTGTTCAAGGGCAGGCTTCGGGTACCCATCTTGCGCACTACCGACATCGGCCGCAGAGCCTCGATGATCTCGGTCGCGAAGTTTTGAGGAACCAGCACACCGCCGGCGCCAGGCGTCACGGTGCTCAGTGCCATGGCCACGTCGGTGGAGTAACCACCTTGCTCTGCCATTTGAGCGGCCTGATGCTGATTGCCACCGGCAGCGGCCAGCAAGCGAACCATCTGAGCCATGCGCACACCGGGCGCCTCGGCTGGACCCGACCCAGAGATATGACCTGGTGGCGGACCGGTGCGACCTTGCGCCGACTCACTGACCGGTACCGCACTCGCGGCGGCCATTCGCTCGGCCTGCTCGGCTCGGCTGATCTTGTCCGTCAGCGCATTGAACTGAGCCTCCAGACTGGTGAATTGAGTCAGCTGCTCAGCCGACAGGGTTTCGCCGCTAGACTCAAGCTTTGCCAGAGCCTGAAGCGACTCATTGAGTTTGGCGCGTTCGCTACGCAATTGAAGTACGAGGGACATGGTGCCTCCTGGGCATAAAAAAACCCGCACAAGGCGGGCTTCGAACGACTGCCGCGAACGCGGTCAGATCTGGGTTTGGAAATTCAGTGCTGCTGCACGGACCGAAAGGCGACCTTGCTGTCGATTGGCTCGGCTCAATGCCACCGAGTTGGATAAGTCATCGACGGCTTGTTGCGGGCTTTGCATGCGATCGGCGAGACCCGCAGCGATGCCGGCCTGCCCACGAAACAAGCCCGCCTCAGTGGCAATGACCTGCTGTACTGAGAGCCCGCGATAGTCGGCGATCGCATTGACGAAGAGCTGATAGCTCTCCTGCACAACGTCGTTGAGGTACTTGAGCGACTGGTCGCTCAACGGTTCGTGAGGGCTGAGGTCATTTTTATGAGCACCGGCAAACACAGTGGTCACCTTGACGCCCATGCCCTCCTCCATCTTGGAGCGGTCCATGTGACTGGCGATGACGCCGATAGAGCCGACACCACTGGTCTGGCTCACCACCAGTTCGCTACAGGCGGCACCGATCAGGTAGCCGCCACTGTAGGCCATGAAGTTGACGATGCCGGTGATGGGCTTTTGCTGGGCCATCGCACGAATGTCGGCCGCCAGCTCGAATGCGCCGACGGCAGAACCGCCCGGGCTGTCGATGTCCAGCACGATGCGCTCGACCATCGGATCCGCGACAGCGTTGCGAATCTGAGCCCGAAGCGTTTCGTAGCTGGTCATCGTCTCGCACATACTGACGTGGCTGCCGCGACTGACCAACACGCCGCTGACCGGTATCACTTCGATGCCCGTGCGTGCAATGGCTGTGCGGCGCTCTTCTTCGCGCTGGGCGATGCGGTCCAGGCCATCGTCCGACCACAAGCCGGCGCCGGCGACCGCCCCAATGTTGACGATGTTCAAGCTCATAGCCTGGTTGGCCCAGCGAACGCCAAGGTCCAACATATCAGGCGTGACCAACAGCGGCTGATTGAACAGCAGGCTGGAGGCTCGCAGGTAGTTTTTCATTGCGCCAGAATCCTCTCTATTTCAGCGTGCTGCAGTTCGAGCTGCGCGCGCACGTTGGGGTTGGTCAAATCAGGGGCGCCCTTGCCTGCGTCCACCATGTTTAGCGGTTGCAGGTAAATTTCACCGCCCGGTACCGGCGGCATGTTCTCCAACCGGCGGATGTCGTTGACGCTGAGCCAGCCCCACTGGCGCCCGATGGCGTAGGCCTCATACCGACTTTTCTGGTCGCCCCGCAGCAGGCCGGACAAGTTGAATTCGATGAAGTACTCGCGCCGGTCAGCGGGTAACAGAAAGTCGCGCATCATCGACTGCTCGTGACGCTTGACCCACGGCAACAGGGCGAACACCACGAACTGAATCATCAACTGCTCAAGGGTGTTGTAGTTGGACTTCTCCAGGTCGTTGACCATGGGTAGCGGGATTTTGTAGATCCGGGCAATGTCGGTGCCCGTGGTTTTGAGGATGCCCAGCACCTCGGCGTCAACGTTGTTCATGGAGACGGGCCTGAAGGTCATCCCCTCCTGCAGCAGCGCAACCTTCTTGGCATTGTCCATGCCGCCAAACTTTTGGCCCCACTGATCGACAATCTTGTCGATGCTGCCTTGATCCTTGATCGCCGGTGCCTCACGCGGCCGCTCGATCACACCGGAGACGGTCACACCATTGGCGAAGCTTTTGCCCGTGTATTGCCGCACCGCCTGAGCCAACCCCAACGATTCGGCATGCACCTCAATCGGCGAAAGGCCCACGTAATGGTTGGTACTGAACCACCGCACGTGGTGAATCATGCGCATCGGCAGAGTTTCGCCGCCGCTGATCCGGTAATACGGCAGCATGTCGCCGCCCTTCAGGACCTGCACTTTGTCGTTGCACAACGGCCAGAGCGCCGTGACGTTTCCGTCATCGCGGCGATCAATGAAGCTGTACGCGTTGCCCCGCAATCCGGCAGCACCTTGCGTGCACTCCCGGTATTCATAAGGCGTCTGAAATCCGTTTGGCTGGTACCGAAGGACGTCATACGCCGGATGATTGATCGCCGCTTCGCGCTGGCCTTTTTCCATCCGCCGGTACATCTCGCAGGGCAGTTGCCCCATGGTCTCGGCCAGCAGCGTGACGCAGTTTTGCAGGATCGGCATGCCCAACGCCGACTCGGGCGTGACCCTGACGCCCGTGCTGTTGCGGCCACCACCCAGAAGACCACGCCAAAAACCGCCGCCCGCCTCTGTCAAATTGCCGCGCCCTTCGCCGAGCACGCTTGAAAAGAACATGCTCAACCTCCTTGGGGTTTGGATTTGGCTTTCAGTGCAGCAGATGCGCGATCGGCGAGGAATGACCAGGCCATCAAGCCGAGCCCAGCGAAGATGCAGGCGGCCGGCGTGCTGATCATTGCCACGCCGCACACCGCCAGCCCAAAGCCCAGCAGACCGGCCAACCATGAAAGGATGACCAATTTCATATACCCGCCCCTTCGTCGTAGATGGATTTACCGCTCGGCCCAGCTGCCTTGCTGCTGATGCCGACGGCCATGATGGATGCGACGATGCCGTCGATCCGGCCCGTCGCCTTGGCCTTGTCTGCCTTACGGTTGTTGGCTGGATCGGAAACAATCACCGCGTTGCCGGCGCACCAGGTCATGACCGGGTTGCCGTCGTGACGCAGGGTTTCAACTGTCTCGCTTTCGACGACCTCCCAGTCAGCAGGATCGAGATCGATCACGTCCTGCTCAGGGGCCAGCCCCAGCAGACGGCGCTCGAACTCATCGACTGCCGGCCCCATATCCTTGTAGCCCTGGCCGAAGCCCACCATTTCCGGCAGCGAGATGTCGTATTCGGACATCAGTTGCAGCAGGTCTTCAATGCGCCACCGGTCATAAGCGATGCGCTCGACGTCGAAGTACGCACAGATCGTGACCAGGCGACGCAACACATGCAGCTTGCTGATGGCCCGACCCGGGGTCGTTTCAAGGTGCCCATCTTTAACCCACATGGCGTAGGGCACCTTGTCGCGATCCTCGCGCCCTTGAAGGTCGTCGTCCGGGATCCAGAAATACGGCAGCAGACGCCAGTGCGGATCGTGCGGGGCGGGCCAAAAGATCAGGACGAATGCGGTCAAGTCCGTGGTGCTGGCGAGATCGAGCCCGCCGACGCATCGGCGGTTGCGCAGAAGCCGCATTGGCACGCGCTCTTCGGCTTGCTTCCAAACGCCCCAAGAAATCCACGGGGCATCGGCTTGGGTCCATTCGCAGAAGTTGAGGCGGCGCACCACCGACTCTTGAGCCGGCAACCCTCGGGCCGATTGGACCTGCTCACGCAAGTACTTGCGACCGGGGATGCCGTCACTTTGCCCTTCGGCGATGTAGTCCAGCGAGGGGTTGACCTTGGGCCAGCAGGCCTCGTCCTTGAACGGGTCGTCGCCCTCATCCAACGAACAGATGAAGGCGAAGAAACTGTCGTCATCTTCGATGGCCGCGCAGATCCGCACACCCAGGTCGTGATACTGACCGCAGACCGTCTTCTTGTCGGAGCCACTGTTGGTGATCATTACCACCATGGCTTTGCGGCGGTTCTTGGTGCCGGCGCGCATCATGTTCACAGTGGAAGCGGTCTTATGCTCGTGCAGCTCGTCGAGCAAACCAATGTGCGGCCGCGGGCCGGACTTGCCTTCGTCGGCACTTATGGGCCGAAAAAAGGAGTTGGTGTTCGGATAGAACAGGTTCCAGACTTTCTCGTCGCGCCCCGACTGCACAAGTCGGGAGCGAAGTTTTTCTGACATGTCCACCATCGACACGGCATCACGAAACAAGATCATCGCCTGATCTCGTTTGGTGGCAGCGGCGTAAATCTCAGCACGCTGCTCGCCGTCAGCCACCAACCCATAAAGGCCGATACCAGCAACCAGCGGGCTTTTGCCAGAGCCCTTGCCGGTCTCGATGTAGCCCAGTCGGAAACGGCGATAACCATCAATGGTCATCCAGCCGAACAAACTGCCGACAACAAACGCTTGCCAGGGCGCGAGCATGAAGGGCATGCCCTCGTAGTCGCCACCATTGAGGCAAAGGACATCTTCGAAAAAACCGAGGGCTCGGTTGACGCGCTCAAGATCCCAGACCAAACCGCGAGACGGGCCGTGCTCAAGATCTCGAAGGTGGCGTTTACAAGCGTTACGGACGTTGGGGCCGGCGACGATTTCGCCAGCCAGGACAGCGTGGGCGAAGCCAGTGACGCGGTCGTCAGCTGAAGTACTTCTCTGCGGCGTCTCGTTGGGCATTTGGGAATAGATCACCTTGCGGGGCCGGGGCAGTTTTCAGGTTGCGCCGGGACATTGGCGACATGCCGAACTGGGCGCCGGCAGCATTGGCACGCTTCTCCGCGTCGTTCGCGAGTTGCCGAAGGACATGCATCTGTTGCGCGCCGGTCTTGAAGGTCTGGATATCGCCGCCCAATTCGTCATTGGACTCAGCGTTGCGCTTGGTGATCAGCCGCTGGTAGCGGCGCCAGTCAGCCGCGGCCTGGCAATAAGTCGCCAGCGCCATCGAATCGAGGTTCGAAACGATGCCCAGGGCGATCAGTGCGGGAACCAACTGTTCCCATTCAGCGATCGCCTCTGCCGACAGGACGTCTGGCATCGGCGGCGCACCAACGGGGACTGCCGGCGAAGTGGCTTCGTCCAGCAGGTCACCGAGATTTTCCCGGCCCCGATTTCCTTGCAAAAGTTTGAGCACCGCTGGTTTTCCAGGGCGACCCGAGTTTCCGTTTCCGGCCATAAATACCCCTGCCTATTGATACCCCCCTCCCCTCATTTTTACCGACTTTGCGAAGAGAGGGGGGCGAGCGGTCTAGAACAAATTCCCGCCGAAGTTTTTCACCCCCCCTACCCTCGGGTGGTGCATTTTTTTGGTGCGTGGCTGATGGCTGATCACTGGTTCCAGTGATGCCCCGGATCGACTGGTCTACCGTCTGAGTGACAGCCAGGGAGCCGACCGCTCCTCTCCATCCGCTGCTTGGTCGAGTCGTGGCAGAACTTGCACAGGCTCGCCCAGTTCTTCGGATTCCAGAACAACTTCCATGCGGCCTTGATGCGTGCCGGATCACCACTGTCCTTTGCGTCCTTCAGCTTGGGCGCGATCTTGTGGTCAACTACAGTGGCAGCAACAGGACGTTGATCGGTCGAACACATGGTGCAGTAGGGATGCTGACGAAGATGCCCATCACGGGACTTCTGCCACTTGTACCCATAACCACGCTCAGTGCTGCTGCCTCGGCGATCATCGTTCGGACTGGACATCGACAGGAGCCTCAGTGACACCCAGCCGCTTGGCGACCCAACGCTCATACAACCCAATCGCTACATCGGCGCCGGCCATTGCGGTGAGGCATCCGATCGCGCCTGCCGTCCACACCGATAAGCCGGCGCCGATCATCAGCATCATTGCCGACACACCGCAGACGATGCAGGCACCAGACCGCAGAGCCAGGCGCCGCAACAATGCCCAGCCGCGCGCGCCGTCTTTATCTGCGCGCCACATCTCACCCGAAACACCGCCAACCAAAGCCAAGAGGATCACCAACCAGATCGGCATTTCCGCCAGCGCCTGCTGTTCATTTGTCATGTTCTGTCCTAAGTGGTGGTGCCGGAGCCGCAAAAGAAAACCCCGCCGAAGCGGGGTTAGGTGACCGGCTCAGGGAGGGCCGGGTGAAGCTGCACAGCACATGCGAGGTCAGCGCCAAGGCGCAAATTCCATATCATGGTGACTTTTTACCCCTCTCCGGAAAAACCGAAAAGCGGTCATTTTCGGTAGGTCAACAAACGACATGCAAACGACCACAATACGACCACAATACGACAAAGTACCCCGACGAACGGTAGCTAACAGGCCCGAGCGCGCTTACGCGTTGATACCCGAGTAAGGTTGGTTTCGAGCGCACCACTGCGTCGATCAAGTCCCCGAGTTGTCGCACTGCGAACGGTGAGGATCAATTGCACCTGCTGATGCAGACGATGAACCCAATTCCGATACGTCCGGTCAGCATCGACAGGTAGTCCGAGCAACTGCAACTGAGATCGAACCGAGTACGCAGGTTGAGGCAAATAGCGATTGCGAGCCAAGGCCGCGAGTTGCGCCCCTTTCGCTGACTGCCGCTCAAGTTGCGCAAGGGCCGCCGCCACTTCCATTGCGGCATGATCCATACCACCACCCGCCGCCATCAACAGGTCACGCGATCCAGGCGTGCCGCGTGGCGCGCTACCGCCCCACAGCATGATTGTTGCCATCGGACTGCCCAGCCCACCGCCGTCGCCAACCTGGCAGTGCTGGCGCGCCCAATGCTGCATCAACTCTTCAATTTCCTCGATCATCGTCCTTCCCCCCGAAAAACCGAACCCGACACAAAAAACCAGCAACCCAACACAAACCCAGCACAAATAAATCCCTTTAAAATCAATATCCTTAATAACTTTGAGTTGAGTGTGCTGGGTTTGTTGGGTTTTTCTGTTCTCGCATAAGAAAAAAATCTACCCCTCGCCATCAATGCAAATAACGTCACGCATGCGCGTGCGCGATGCCAAACCCAACACACCCAACACAACAGCCGGAAACCCGCGTAAATAAAGGCTTGAAACTGTGCTGGGTAGCTCAAACCAACCCGACACACACCTGACACACCCAACACACTTTTAGGCGTAGTCATGCGGCAGCCGCCTTTATGTGGTCCCAGTTGTCCACATTCCAGCCTGCCAACTTCGCCTTTGCCCGCCAGGCAACGACCATCACGCCCAGCTCGGCCGATTTCAGTGATGGGGGCGGGGAAGCATCCTGATCAACGGGAAAGAAGAACGCACCGAACTTGCGATTACTGCCATCTGTCCACGGTATCGAACGCGTCTTTTCCACTTCGGAGTTGATGAATAGCGAGAACTTCGTCTGACTCATCACGTGTTCTTTGTTGCGCTGGCACCACTCAAGGAACAGCGAGTAAAGATCGGTGGACAGACACGGCCCCCAAAGCCCCTGACCCAGTTCGCTGTACTTCCACAAGTGCAGGAACGTCTGCCAACCGGCCCGACTCAAGGCCACCAGGCGTTCACGGGCGTCAGTTGATGGCGGACGTGTACGCTGATTGAAGTCACCCAAATCAACCGACAACAGCCAGCCGTAAAGGGCTGCAACGCCACCCTGCTCCAACTCCTGGCCGATGGCCTTCTGGCGATCGACCGGCAAAGTCTCGAGCGGCCAAACCACCAGCATTCGGCGGTCGCTGTCACTGATCGGCCACGGCATGATCTCGTTGCTCAAGAAAACCGCGTTCATATGGTTGGATTCCTCCCAACCGTTGATGAACTTGGATTCCATCCGTACCGTTTTGCCCGTGACCAGGTGCTTGATCTTGCCCACTTGGTTGTAGCGCTGATCTCGACTTACCACCTCTTCGAAAACTGCCCATAACTTACGGCTTTGCCAG